CCAGGTCAACAAGCATCTGCAGGTACTCATGCTTGGTTGCAGCAATCAGTGGGGATTATGTTTGATAAAGTATTTAACATTGCAGAGTCTAACTTCATAACCTCAGTACATGAATTATACTTAGATTTAGGTGCTTATGGAACCGCTGTAATATTTGTTGAGGATAAACCTGGTAAACCTATAGGTTTTAGATCATTCCACTTAGCTGATTGTTATGTAGCTGAAAATCACGAAGGCGTAGTAGATACGGTATATCGTAGATATAAACATACAGCCAGACAACTAATGCAACTATATTCTGATGTACTTCCTGAAAAGATAAAAGAAATAGCTACTAAGCAACCGTTTCAAGAATTTACTTGTGTTCACGCAGTTGAGCCAAGAGCTGATTTAGATTATGGCAAAAAAGATAAAAACAATATGCCATTTAAATCATGTTACGTTTTAGTTGAAGAACAAATAATGTTAAAAGAGGGTGGATTCCAAGAGTTTCCTTATATGGTACCTCGTTGGAGTAAAACCTCAGGTGAAGTTTACGGTCGATCGCCATCAATGATGTGTATGCCAGATATTAAGATGGTAAACGAAATGATGAAGACGACTATTAGAGCTGCTCAAAAAGCAACTGATCCTCCCCTACTGGTTCCAGACGATGGTTTTATGATGCCACTAAGGACGGTTCCTGGTGGTCTAAACTACTATCGTTCTGGTACGCCAGATAAAGTAGAGCCATTAATCGGTGGTGAGAGACCAGATGTAGGTTTAGATTTTATAGAATCTAGACGTGAACATATTAAGAAAGCATTTCATGTAGATTGGTTACAAATGAGGGAAGGTCCTCAAATGACTGCTACAGAAGTAATGCAGCGTCAAGAAGAGAAAATGAGATTGATGGGACCAATGGTTGGTAGATTACAATCCGAGTTCCTTGGCCCTATGATTACTCGTGTATTTCAATTAATGATGCGTAGAAAAGAATTACCGCCAGTACCCCAAGAGCTTGAAGGTATTGACTTACAACTTGATTATGTTTCACCTGTAGCAAGAGCACAAAAAGCACAGGCAGTATTTAACTTTTCTAGATTTATGGAACAAATGATACCACTTGCTAACGTGAAGCCAGAGATCTTTGATAATATAGATGCTGATGCTACGTTTAGATGGGCTCATAAAACATTAGATGCTCCGGTAGAAACACTTACAAATCCTGACCAAGTGCAAGAAATTAGACAACAAAAAGCAGAACAAATGCAACAAATGGAAGAAAGAGGCGCTATGGCGCAAGATGCTGCAACAGCTAAAGATATGGCTAAAGCAGCTAAAGACGTTGGTATGGAAGAAATGGTAGGAGGTGCACTTGGCGGACAAGCCCAGTAAACCTAGTGAATTACACGCAAGCTATCGAGCTGTGTTTGATACAGCAGATGGTAAGCGAGTATTGAATCATCTATGTAAAGTAGGTTTTGTAAATGATGCAACCTATGTAAGTGGTGATTCACACGAAACTGCGCATCGTGAAGGTATGCGTAGAGTTGTAATAAGTATCTTGAGGTTTATCGATAGAGATCCTCAAGAGTTTCTTAACTTAGAAAAGGAGGCTATAGATGAGTGAAGAAGCAGTCGCGTCCGTAGAAGCGCCGCAGCCAGTAGCAGATACTGGTGGAGCAGAAGCGGGTAGCCCGGCAGTTATTGATTGGAAGGCATCGTTAAGCGAAGACCTAAGAAATGACCCGAGCCTGGCAAGTATAAATGACGTAGCTAGTCTTGCAAAAGGCTATGTGCATGGTCAAAAAATGATAGGTGCAGACAAGATCGTTATTCCTAAAGATGACGCATCACCAGATGAAATGAATGAGTTTTATAATCGTCTGGGTCGGCCTGAAAAATATGAGATAACTAAACCACAACTGGCTGAAGGTCTTGAATATAATACTGATATGGAAACAAAGATGCTAGGCGTCTTACATGAAGCTGGTTTATCTAACGCGCAAGCTAATAAAGTATTTGCTGGTTATATGGATTACATTGGTAATGTCCATACTGAAAACACCACTAATATGGCTATGCAGCGTGAAGGGTGGGATAAAGAAATACGCCAAGAGTTTGGCAAGGCTTATGACGAGCGAGTTGATCTTGCTCAACGTGCTGCAGCTGAATTTGGTGGTGAACCATTTCAACAATGGCTAGATGACTCTGGTATGGGTGATCATCCAATGATGATTAAGATGTTTGCTAAGATTGGTCAATCAATGATGGAATCAGGTATTGAACCAACTGGTGAATCATCTCAGTTTACATTGACTCCTGATGCTGCACGTCAAGAGATCGCTAGATTACAACGTGATCCTAACTTTATGAAGCAGTATAACGATTCAGAAGTAGATGGCCATCAACAAGCAATAGAAAAGATGAGAGATCTCTTTGCTTATGCTTATCCGGAGGATATAAATGGCTAAAACTAAAATGGGATTATGGGCTAATATACATGCTAAACGAAAGCGTATAGCAGCCGGTAGTGGTGAAAAAATGCGAAAGCCGGGGTCCAAAGGGGCTCCGACTGCCGCTGATTTAAAACGATCACAAACAAAGAAAGGGTAACTATGCCAAAGGGAAAAGGAACGTACGGCACTAAGCTAGGTAGACCGCCTAAAAAACCTAAGCCAAAGCCAAAACCAAAGGGAAAGTAAATGGCCAAGAAAATTAAAGTTGGATATTTTGATGAAGAGTTTCGTAAGACTACTATAGGTCGTACGTCACGTTCTAATCAAACAAATGCAAGCTATCAAAAACAAATAGCTGATAGGCTATCTATTCCTTCAGAATATTTAGAAAGTGCTAAAGCTCAAGTTGAAAAACAAGCTAAAAACAAACAAACGGCAACACCGCTTAAGCCGGCAAAATCAGGAACAGGTCGAGCGCAGTCATTGCAGAACCCTATTGATTTTATTAGAAGCCAAGAGTTTGTTGGCTATTCTGAAGCACAATCTATGAATATCGTACGTAAGTCGCTGGGTAATAAACCAACTGGTACTAAGCTAGGAATGTAGTTTACAAAACGGCGTTTTTACGGTAGAATACAAGTATTGGGTAGCGGGAAACCGTCCGAGTCACCACCCAGACTATAAAGGGTAGCAGAGGTCCGAAAGGGCAGCCAAAGCGTTTAATGTTAATCTTAATGTTGATAAGGAGGCAAATATGTCAACTCAAATCACAACAGCTTTTGTACAGCAGTACAGAGCTAATGTTGAGCACCTCCTGCAGCAAAAAGGTTCTCGCCTACGTCCGTATGTGAGAGTTGAAACTCAGAATGCTGAGTTCGATTTTTATGACAGAATTGGCGCGACCTCTGCACAGGAAGTGACAGGACGACATCAAGATACACCTCTAGTTAACGTACCGCATGACAGACGTAGAGTCTCATTGCGTGACTTTGACTGGGCGGAGTTGATTGATAGACCCGACAGAATTAGGTTGTTAATAGATCCGACTTCTCCATATAGCCAAAACGCATCTTTTGCACTTGGCAGAAAAATGGATGAAATCATTCTTGAAGCAGCTTTTAACTCTGTGTCTACTGGAAAAACTGGATCAAGCACGGTAACATTCCCTGCATCACAGCAAATCGCTGTAAACTTTGTAGAGAGTGGAGCAGCTGCTAACTCTGGTTTAACTATCGGGAAACTCAGAAAAGCTAAACAAATGCTTGATGCATCAGAGACTGATCCGTCAGATCCTCGTTACATCATTGTTACTGCAAAACAGATCACTGATCTATTGCAAACAACTGAAGTAACAAGCGCTGACTTTAACTCTGTTAAAGCACTTGTTCAAGGCGATGTTAACACTTTCATGGGCTTCGAGTTTGTTCGCACCGAACTCGTAAACACTGACGCTAACTCTTATCGTAGAGTACCATGTTTCACTAAGTCAGGTATGCTGCTTGCAGTAGGACAAGACATCAATGTGGATATTGGTCCTAGACGTGACAAGAGAAATAGTACTCAGGTTTATTGCTCAGCTTCTTTCGGTTCAGTAAGAATGAACGAAGAGAAAGTAATTGAAATCAAGTGCGCGGAATAGGAGATAGAAAATGGCTGTAACAACTCAAAAATCTACTGAGTATACAAACCAAACTGCTACTCCGCCTGAGTTTGTTCAACCTACAGAAATGGCAGGTAGAGTAAGAATTATGTATTTTACTCACGACCAGTCAGGTGCAGGTGATGCAACCTCTTCAGTAGCACTAGGTAAAATACCTGGAGGAAGAGTACGTCTTCTTCTTAGTATGTCTAAAGCGTATGTTAACTGGACAACTGGTTCAGCGACATTAGATCTTGGTTGGGATGCGTATGAGGCTGTCGATGGTACGACAACCGCAGCAGATCCTGATGGTCTAGTAGATGGACTTAACGTAGACACTGCAGGGTACTTCGACTTTGGCGAAGATACAACTGCAACCGGTGGTACCTATGTTATTGAGAGTAAAGCGGGTGTTGTTATCCGTGCAACTTCTCAAGACGTAGCTCTAGCAGCGGGCAGTGACTTAGTTGGGTACATTGCTTATGTTGTAGACTAAACGTATAAATTATGGGGGAGATGTATTTCTCCCCCATTTTATGATACAAAGGATAGAATATGGCAGCAAGTGATATTGAGATAATAAATAGGAGTTTAGCTCTATTAGGTATTGAGTCGATAACATCGTTATCTGACAACACTAAACAAGCATCAACTGCTAGAGTATTATTTAATGACACACGAGCAGCTGTATTTAGAGGGCATCCCTGGAATTGTTTAACAAACAGAGCATCTCTACCTAAAGATGTTTCAACGCCAGCGTATGAATTCTCAAATAAGTTTGTGTTGCCTGCAGATTATCTGAGGCTTTTATCTGTTGAAAATTCTACTCAAGTAACTTTTCAAATAGAAATGGGTTTCATATTAACTAATGAAGACACATTTAATATTAAATATACGGCTTTAGTAACTGATGTTACTAAGTACGATACTCTTCTTGTTGATACATTGACCGCGAGATTAGCTGCGGATCTAGCACAACCTCTATTACAAAGTACTTCTGCCATGGAACAAATGTGGCAAATGTACGAACTTAAATTAAGAGAAGCTAAGTTTGTAGATGCTCAGGAACAACAACAAGATGTGCTTGATGCTGACTACTGGTTAGACTCAAGACAAGGTATATCTAGGCCAAATATAACGACACCACCGAGGTAGCACCATGGCTAAAGTTACGCCCATCCAGACAAATTTTACTGGTGGTGAAATTAGCCCGAGACTACTAGGTCGTGTTGATTTGACTAAGTATACTGCCAGTTTACAGACATGCCAAAACTTCTTGGTGTTCCCACATGGCGGTGTAACAAAGAGGAGTGGTACAAGATTTATCGCGGAGGTAAAAGATTCGAGTAAAAAAGTTAGGTTGGTACCATTTGTATTTAGTACGGTTCAAGCCTACATAATAGAATTTGGAGATAATTATGTTAGATTCTATCGTAACGAAGGTCAAATCCAAAATAGTGCAGGTACTGCAGTCTATGAAGTCTCTAGTCCTTACGATCAAAACGATCTTGCAAATTTGGATTTTACGCAGAGCGCTGACATTCTTTACATTTGTCACCCGGATTACCAAACACGTAAACTCTCGCGTACAGGACATACGCAATGGTCTTTCACAACGCTTAACGCAATTGACGGACCATGGGGACCAATAAATACAACATCAACAACGTTTACACCCAGTGCTACATCTGGCTCGTTAACTATTACATCGAGCAGTGTTTCAGGTATAAACGATGGTCAAGGGTTTTTGTCGACTGATGTGGGGCGTTGTATTAGAATACTTAGCAATGGCAAGTGGGGATCAGCAAAAATTGATTCAGTCACGTCAACGACTCAAGTGGCAGCCACTACGTATACTGATTTTAATTTTGGCAATACTAGTGCTAGTGATAATTGGAGATTAGGCATTTGGTCTAATACTACAGGTTGGCCTAGAACTGCTACATTCTATCAAGATAGATTATTCTTTGCAAACAATACTAAGCAACCTAATACGGTGTGGGCGTCAGAGTCTGGTAACTTTGAAACATTTAGTCCTACAAATAGAGATGCTGAAGTATTAGATGATTCAGGTCTAGATCTTACATTAGCCACAGACCAAGTGAATGCTATACGTTGGATGTATTCAGGTAAAGCATTACAACTAGGTACTTCTGATGGTCCATTTATAATGTCGTCTGGGTCTGATAACTTAGCACTTACACCAAACAACGTGACGGTAAACAGAGAAACATCTGATGGTGTAGCACAAAAGAAACCTATCGGTGCTGGTAAAGCTACATTATATATTGATAGAACAAGAACTAAATTAAGAGAACTAGCTTATAACTTAGAAGCAGACGGTTTTACCACACCTGATCTTACACTAATAGCTGAACACGTTACAACAGGTAATTTAATAGAGCTAGCTTATACTAGATCTCCTGATAGTTTAGTTTGGGCATTATTAGAAACAGGTGAACTAAGGTGTCTAACTTACGAAAGAGAACAAGATGTTGTTGCTTGGCATAGACATGTCATTGGTGGTACTAATGTTAAGGTTAAATCTATTGCAGCTATACCGTCATTTGATGAATTACAGGAACAGCTATATATGGTTGTTGAACGTACTATCAATGGTAGTACTAAGCAATATGTTGAGTTTTTAGAGGAAGCATTTGATCAAGCAAAAGGTATGGTACCAGCAGATGCATTTTTTGTAGATTGTGGTTTATCTTACTCAGGCTCAGGTGTTTCGTCATTATCTGGATTAGATCATTTAGAAGGTGAAACGGTTAAAGTACTTGTTAATGGTGCTAACCACCCTGATAAAGTTGTGTCAAGCGGATCAATAGCATTAGACAGAACTGCTACCTCAGCAGCAGTTGGTTTAGCCTATACAGCATTTATAAGAACACTAGATCCTGAAGTACAAACAGAAACAGGTCCTTCACAAGGTAAAACAAGACGTGTTGAAAGAATTACGGTACGTGTAGTTGATACGTATAATTTAAAAGCAGGAGTTAATCAAACAGATTTACAAACTATATTTTTTAGAACACCATCTGTTCCTATGGGTTCGCTACAATTATTTACTGGTGACAAAAGGTTGCTCTTAGAGATGACTCCTAATAGAGCTATGGATATATACCTTCAACATGAAGATCCATTACCTTGTACCATACTAGCTCTAATGTATTCTTTGGTGGTGTCAGAACGATGATTGTAGTACCTTTTGAAAATTGGCATTTAGAATTTATAAAACCAGAATATCCTATATTTAGAGATGGTATAAACTGGGAACATCAGGCTGTAGCTTTTACATTATATGAAGATGGACATTACTACGCTATCTTTGGTGCAGTACCTCTTTGGCCAGGTAATTATGAAACATTTTTATTTACTGATAAAGAAAAGTTTAAAAACCGTAAATTGCAGTGTATAAAGATATTTAAGCAGCAAGAAAAATTTCTTGTAGATAACTTTAAACCTAGGCGTGCACAAACTACCGTGCCTGTCAGGCATTGCGCTTGGCAGCGATGGCTTGAGTTTCAAGGTTATGTTAATGAAGGAATAATGAGATGTTTTGGCCCTGATGGTCAAGATCATTATCGTTACGCAAAGGTGTATTAGATGGGAACTGGAGTAGCAATTGCATTGATGGTAGTCGGTACGGCGGTTTCTGCCTATGGTCAGTATCAGGCAGGTAAGGCGCAACAACGAGCCCATGAATATAATGCTCAGATTGCCGAGCAAAATGCTCAGATTGCAAGAGATCAAGCTGCGTATGAAGCAGAACGTCAGAAGAAAAGAACTCGTGCTATGCTTGCCAAACAACGGGTTGGCTATGGTGCATCAGGTATTGTATCAAATACAGGTACTGCTTTAGATATGTTAAGAAACACCATGATGGATGGTGAAATGGATAGAATGGCAATTTTGTACGGTGGTGATGTAGAAGCTGTTAATCAAAGAGCAAAAGCTGCTAGTGAGCGTATGCAAGGTAAAGCTGCAGCTATGGCCGGTAAGTTTGGTGCAGCATCAACACTGCTTAGTGGTGCTGGTTCCGCTGGGTACAAATATAAACAAGGCCAGGCGTTAGGAATGTTTTCATAATGGGAATACGTATACCAAAATATAGTGAGCAAGGCGGCGAAGTTTCATTACCTACTCGTCGTATGACTCCACTTAGTCCTAGAGAAGTTTATGCAGCAGGAGCTCCTGGCAGAGCATTAGCAGCCGGTGGAGTAGCGTTAACAAGAGCAGGCGAACAAGTATTTGAGGACGAAAAACGAGATCAAGAAAAGAAAAATAAAATGTGGCTTGTGTCTGCATCAACTGATTTAGAAATGGAAATGACTCAAGCGTCAGAAGAATTAAAGCTAAATCAAGTTCCAGGAGATTATATTAGTAACGAGTCATTTGTTAATGGTACTAATAAAGACACTTATACAAATCAAACCATGTCAAAGTTTGATGGCATAATTGATAAAGAAACAGATAATAAAGACGGAACAAAATCACAACGATATAAAGCTCCTAATGAAGCTACGGCTGACTTGTGGGAGATGGAAAAAGCCCGTATAAAATCAAAGTATACAATGCAGGCAATGAGGCATGAAGCTGATTTAAGATCTGCTGCTTATGCTGAAATGCTAGAAAATACTTTTACTGATCAGAAAAGCAATGTCTTTCAGAATCCTGGTAATTTAGAAACCATGATGAATAAAGTTGATATTTTAGTATCAGGACAAGATGATCCTAAAACTAAAGATATAGAAGGTTACGGTAATAGAATTAGTGGTAAGGCTTTAATAGGTGTAGCTAAGGCACAGAAGAAAGAATTAATTGTAGAAGCCTTTAGGGGTAGTGCAGTTAACGAACCATTGAGAACTTGGATGATACTTAACGGAGATATACAAGGTAAAGATGCCGGAGTATTTTCTGGTAAGCTAGGTTTTTTAACAAGCGGAGAAATAGATACCTTAAAAAATTATGCTAAACAAAATATTATTATTGATAATAATAAAAAAATAAAAGTTTTAAGTGAAGGGCATGGTACTAACTTAGTCAAGTTTGCAGCTGGCCAAGAAGCGGACTACCCTGAATTAACTACCTATGATGATATAAAAGCATCTGTCTATGGTCTTTACGGAGATACCAGTAAAGAAATAGAAGTGATGTTTAAAATATTTCCTGAACTAAAAGTAAAAGCAGATCAACTAGTTGATACAATGACTAGTGAAGTTAGGGTAGGTTTAATTACTAAAGAATATGTTAATTATGCTCATAAAGCAAGTAATGAAGAAGTTATAGCTATGATTAACGCTATTGCTGACGCACCTAAAGCGAGCAAAGCTCAGATTACAAAAAGATTTACAGACCTGTTCCCAGAGAAAAAAGGTTTAGTAGAAGGCTTAACTTTAGAAGAAATGGTAAATGGTTTAAATACTGCTGCTACTGCTATGGCAAATGACCTGTCACAAAGAAGTACTGACTTTGTTGCGTTTGCTAATACTATCGATGCTATTCAGGTAATGCCAGAAGGTCCTGAAAAATATGCAGCCATCAAGGCATACGGCGAAGAGGTTGGTCTAAGTATAGTACCAATGTTTAGTAATGATGAGGCAGCAAAGATTGTAGCGTCTGCTAAGGGAATAAAAAATGGAGAACAAGCATCTGCTTGGATGGGAAACCTAGCACAAAAATTTGGCGATGACCCTGAAACACTAAAGATCGAAGGCAAAGAATTATTTGATCTTGCTTGGCATCAGCTTACCACTATGAATAATGGCTTAGGATCTAAATGGCAACTTATGGGTCTATTTCATGGCTCACCAGAAGGAATGGTCCTTGGTAGTGCAGCACTAGCAGATACTGAGGACTTAATAAATATTGTTAAAAATAAAGGTCAGCCGTTGACCTCTAAAAAAATGATTACAGATGCTATAGCAACTAATGGTAATATAAAAGACTTTTTACAATCAATAACTGGTGGCGTGTTTGGCAGGGAAGGTTTTGAAGAAGATGCTATTAATATGGTTGTTAACGCCGTACTGATGGATATGAACCAAAATAATAAATCAGTTTCAGAATCAGTGGCTGCTGTGGGTAATATGATAAATAATTCTCCACTTCAATTTACCTACGAAAAAGATGAGTTTGCTTTTTATGTACCACTTGGTGCTAAAGATACTAATGGTAATGCTATAAATGCAGCAGTAGTTTCGAATAACCTATATGCTCTATCTGAAAATAAAGAAAATATGGTAGAGTTTTTACAAAATGAAGGTTTGTATATCCCGGGTTCAACATCAGCCATTGTCAACGCAGATAATGAAATGACAACTAATTACTTTGCTAATTACTTAGTAGAGCATGGTAGGTTTGTGATGAACGATTCGGGGGACGGTGTGATGCTGGTTTATCCAGCATTGTATGGGGCGGATGCTAGTTCATCTGGGAGCGGGTTCAATATTCCTGTAGTAATACAGAAAGGCGATAAGCGTGTACCATTTAGTATACCATTTAGTGCTTTAAATAAGTTTACTAAAGATAGTATTTACGTGGGCGATAATTCTATAGCGCATATACTAGGTAAAGAATATAAAGGAAATGATAAGTTCTAATGAAGTTAACATTTAATCAAACTAACAATAGTGCTGTAAATGACGTAATGGGTCTTGACATGCTTTCTGCGCATGGTGACTCTGTTACTGATATGGCACAAATACGTGGTAGTAGATTTACTGGTGGTAACTCTATTGATCGTATGTTAGAGATAAATAATATTAGGACTTACACAGAATCTAGTTATGAACAACGTCAAGATTACGACAATGTAGTTGCTCAGCATGGTAAAAGAAAAATAGCTAGACATGGTTCAGCTAGATATGGTGCTGCTAAACTACCTTTTACTTCTGAAGATCTAGAAAGAAATTACCCAGGTTTTAACGAAGAAGAAATAAAATTTATTGAACCTGAAGAAGCTAACGAAAAGTACGGCATTGATGGTCAACTTAAATTTGATGAGCCAGTATCTAATCTTGAAGCATATCTTTTAAAACAAAGAAAAGAAGAAGAAATAAAATTTAATTATGTTTTAGATAAGGCTTACGGGTCTCAGTTCTGGAAAGGTATGGGTATTGAAATGGGTATGGCTTTGCTAGACCCAGTAACTTTACCATTAATGTTCATACCACCACTTGGCGGCGCAAAAGTATTATCAGCATTAGGAATACAAGGAGCTAAGTCATTTGCTGGTAGATCAGCTGGACGATTAGTAACTGGTGGTATGGCTGGTTTCTACGGTTCTGTAGCTGTTGAGCCACTTATCTATAGTGCTGCACAACAAGAGCAAGCACAATATGGCGCAGTACAATCATTTTTTAATATAGCTTTTGGTACATTAGCCGGCGGCGGTTTGCACATGAAGTTTGGTGCAATAGCAGATGGCGTAAGACATATTAAAGCTAGACGTCACTTAGCTGCATTTGATACTGCAGTTAAACAAAGTGCTGAAGGTAAAAATGTAGAAGTAACTTCTATAGCTCACGGTTCAGACGAACCTACATTTACGACACCTAAAAATAATATTGAAGGTAATGCTGGTAAACCAGGTGATCAACCTAATCAGCCAAGACAAAATGTAACTAAAGGTGATTCAACACAACCACACCAGCCAGGTACTACAAAAGAATATGCCCCTCATAAAAATGGCGATGAGTCATTATCATTAATTAGGCAAGGTGAAAAAGGAATTAAACTTTCGTCAATTAAATTAAAAAGAGCTATGGCAACAAAAGAATATGAAGAAGCCGTAGCTACAGCAAAAGCAAAAAATCTAGAGCAAAAATTAGCATTTAGGATTAAGACGAAGAATGGTGACTTTATAGTTGTAAGACAAAAGGAAGGAGAGTCATTAAGATTATTTGATAGTGACTCAATGGCAGGAGCTCCTGGCGAGACAGCAGTCATAGGGGAGAAGATGCATAGGTCATTGCTTATGCATGGTGTCGACATGGCTGCTGCTGATCTTAACTACACAGGTAGTGTTAAATTACAGGATGGTACTATTCACCATGTCATGAGTATTGAGGGTGTAGACTTTAATCCTAAAATGAATCAAAATAATGTGGTTGTTGCACCAGGCTATGAAGTTGCTAAGATGTTTCAAGGTGACCCGGCTATCTCATTATTTAGTAGTAATATAAAAGGTGGTAAAAATGCTATACTTGACGAATACTCTAAATTTGATGAAGGAGATTTTTTAAATGATGTTGAAGGTCAAAAACCATATTTTGACGAGCAAATATTAAATGATAACTTACAACAAACCGGTACGCAAGCAGGTACACAAAAAGGTGGCTTCTACAAAGACATGGCCACAGGTGATGAGTTTTACGTTAAATATCCAGAAAACGTTGAACTTGCAAAAAACGAATTTATTGCTGCTACGCTCTACCGCGAGTTTGGTGTACCATTCCCGTTGACTAGATTAGTCGGTGATGCACAAGGAAATATAGTCGGTGTTGCATCAAAAATAATTCCAGGTGCTAAAATGATTACGCCTGACGATTTTGTAAAATTACCTGCTGGTGTAAGAGAACAATTTGCAGGTCATGCTTTAGTTGACATGTATCTTGGTAACTGGGACGTAGTTGGTAATGCACCTAATTTTAATATGATGCAAATGCCAGACGGTACTTTACTAAGAATAGATCCAGGTGGCGCACTATTATTTAGAGCACAAGGTCAGCCTAAAAAATTATCTGATGCTATAGATGAGATGACCACATTCCTGGATAAAAATAAAAATCCAAATGCTGCAAAAGTATTTGGCTCTATTGATCCTGCTACGTTACAAAAATTACACCAACAATCAGCAGCAAGAATATTTAGTGTATCTACTTCTGAGATTGCTAATGTTATTGATGTTGTAGGTATGCCTGCTAAATATAAAAAAGAATTAATGACTGCATTGGGGAACAGACGAACTGCTTTAGCAGAAAAATTTGCTAGAGTAGAACAAACTACAACTACTAAAAAAGGTTTTATAGCATCTAATAGTTTTGCTGCTGCACAAAAAGCGCTAGATAAAATGGCAGAGCAAGGTGATGTAAAACTTACTGCTTCACAAAAAGCTATTATTAAAGATTATACACAATCTAGTTATGGCTGGATTAATTCATATTTACGTGGCCAAGCAAATGATACAGCCATAATACAATATTCTAAGTATGTACCTACAGAACAAAAGACAAAAGCAGGTTATACTAATCAAGCTGATAATGTAGCACAAGCAAAACAAGCTATTGATGCTCATTTAAAAGATTTATCAGATGCTATTAATAAAACAAAACTTACTAAGCAAATGCGAGTATATCGTGGCGGCGTACCAAAAGATGTTTTCAATGGTATTAAGGGACTTAACTTAGTTGATGGTTCTGATATACACACAGCTAACGCAATGATAGGTGGTGAAGTACAATTAGATGGTTTTACTTCAACTAGTTTATACAGAAACAAAGCATTTAATTTTGGTAGTTATCCTACAGAAACAAGAGTTAGAATAAATCTACCTAAAGGTATGCCAGTACTTTATGCTGGTAAGGGTAAACATTTTTCATTTGGCACAGCAGAGTCAGAAATAATATTACCTCATGGCTTGACTTACGTTGTTAAGAAAGCTACTAAGTCACCTCAAAAAGGTGTTATTATAGAACTTGATGCATTGCCACCTGGAGAAAAACTAGTTAAAAAAATTAATGCTACAGAGCAAATCAAGATAGCAGAGAAGTATAAGGTACAACCATCTAACGCTGTCAATGATGTAGACATGGCAGATCCTGACTTACAATTAGGTGATCAACAAAATATAAAAGCAGAGCTAACACCTAATAAACCTAAAGAACAAGCAGCAGCTGACGGAGAGCTAGAAGAAATAGCAGAGCTAATCAAGGCTGAGTTTGCTAATGCAGATCCTAAGTATATAAAAAGTCTAACAAAAGAAATCGAGGATTTTAATGCCAAAGCAGATCAAGATATTGCAGATGCTAAAGACTTATATGAAGCAACTAAAGCTGCGGCTGTTTGTGTGAGAGGCGCGTCATGAGTATTAAAAAATGTATTGGTGTTATTAAGAATGCAGCAGCAGAAGGAAAGATTGATGATACTGCAGCTATGGATATACTGGAAGAGATCAATGATTTTATTGATCAAGCCGGTAGTAAAAATATAGATAACTTAGATGCTAAACTACAAGAGCATATACAAGCTAAATTAAATGATGAGATCTTAGCTGCTACTATAGAAAAAAGAAACAGAGCTCTTTCTGCTATGGCAGAGGTAAGAGCTATGAGGTTTATCGATAGCTTTGATAATCCATTTGAAGGTATTAAAGCACTACTAGCTGGATCTATTAATGCTAATTATAAAAGTAAATTAAGTATTGATGTATCTGCTAAATCACTAGGTAACAAGTATATTGGTAGAATTATTAATAAGCTAGAACAAAACCCAGGGGATCTACAATTATATAATAGCGGTAAAATTGACATGGACATCGCAAAAGAAATGTGGGAAATAAAACCTGACGGTAATCCTGGTGTAACTAAAAATGCAGCAGCTCGTCGTATTGCTAATATTCTACATGAATCACAAATGATTGCTGTTAAGAATGCTAATAAGGCAGGATCATTTATCAGGCCACGTGCTGGTTATATAATGAGACAATCCCATAATATCCAGACAATAAGAAAAGCTGGTATGGACGAGTGGGTAGGTTTTATTAAAGATAAACTTGATGAGTCAACATTTAAAGGTGAAGATCCTAAAAAATTCTTAGAGTCTGCTTACAAGGCCCTAGCCTCTGGGATCCATAGAAAATTTCAAGGTGGCGAAACTAATCACTTAAATGGATTTAAAGGACCAAAAAATCTTGGCAGACGTATGAGTCAAGAAAGAGTATTACATTTTAAATCTGCAGAAGATTTTATGGAATACAATGGAACGTTTGGTACTGGAGATATACGTGAAGGTGTTGTACAAGGTCTGCAGCACTTAGCTAGAGGTACTGCTTTGATGAAAGGTCTTGGCCCTAATCCTGAGGCTATGATCACTAAACTTAAAAAAATGTATGCAGACAAAGCACAGAAAAAAGGTGACTTTAAAATTACAGATGATTTTAAAAGTCGAACTATCGATAATATTATGGCAGAGCTTGATGGCACAACACAAATACCTGCTAGAGTTACGGTTGCTAGGGTAGGAGCTATTGCTCGTGCTATTGCCAACGTATCAAAACTAGGTGGTGCTACTATATCCTCTGTAACTGATATTGCAAACCAAGCAGCTGAATTAAGGTATCAAGGTAAACCTCTCTTTGCTGCATATACAAATGCCTTTGCTAATTTATTTCGCGGCCGAGGAAATGCAGAACAAAGACAGATTGCAAGAGCATTGGGAATAGGCTTTGATGGTATTACCGGTGACCTATTATCCAGGTTCCATGCTAATGACCATATACCTGGTAGGTTTGCTAAGATGCAACAAAAGTTTTTTAAACTTAATTTAATGTCATGGTGGAACGATTCACACCGTACTGGTATGGCATTGATTATGGCTAATGGATTAGGTGTAGCAAGAAATAAATCATTTAATCAATTAGGTGATAGACTAAAAAATGTTTTTAAACAATATGGAATAGATGAAATTGATTGGGACTTTTATAGACAACATGGAAACAGGAAAGCAAATGGTAATGATTATATTACCACTGATTTCATTGATGAAGTAGATGATGCTGCTATCAAAGAGTATCTAACTAGACGAGGAAAAGTAAAGCAAGGACCAAGAGCTATATCTGATGCTAAAGATGAACTAATGCAAAAATTAGATTCATTCTACATGGATAGAGCTGATCATGGTATACCAATGCCTGGTGCTGCAGAACGTGCTATCATGAACCAAGGTACGGTTGCTGGTACATTCTGGGGTGAGATAGCTAGAATGATGATGCAGTTTAAATCATTTCCAATAACAATGATTAGACGTGGTCTTGGTAGAGAAATATATGGACAGGCAAATGGTAAGGCCGATATAATGGGACTAGCCCAACTTATGGTTGCTACAACCGTTATGGGTTACGGCGCTATGTACGCTAAAGATGTATTAAAAGGCAGAACACCAAGAACTATAGAAGATTGGTCTAGCCCTGGTGATATAGCTAAAATACTATCTGCTGCTATGGTACAAGGTGGAGGTCTAGGTATTTATGGAGATTTCTTCTTTGGCGAGGGTAGTAGAATCGGCGGCGGTTTCTTATCTACCTTGGCAGGTCCTACACTAGGTCAGATAAATGATTTACAATATATTATATCGACTATTAGAAAAGGCGAAAATCCAACAGCAGACCTGTTAGATCTAGCAAAAAACAACACCCCGTTCATAAACTTGTTCTACACTAGAATGGCGCTTGATTACTTGTTTTTGTACCAGTTGCAGGAAAGTGTGAGTCCGGGGTATCTTTTACGGACAGAACAGCGTATAATGAGGGAAAATAATCAACGATTCTTGATACCTCCATCGTCAAAGATACCATACGGTGGTGGCAATAGATTGTTTGAAGGAGTAAGAGACTAATATGACAATAGCAACCGAAGTAAAAAGAGTTGTACAGGTCGGTACTGGCAGTACACCTAATTTTACATTTAATGCACCGGTTGATTCAGTCGATGCATTAGAAGTATTTACACTAGTACTTGCTACTGGTGTACAAACAAAACAAACACGAGGCGGTAGCGGTACTTACGACTACACGGTTACTATTAATTCTGCCACAAAATTTGCTACCATAACTTTAAATAATAATTTACCCACAACTCATAGAATAGTTATACTAAGAGATGTTGCTATCACGCAACAGGTTGACTACGTTGAGGGTGACCCATTTCCCGCTGAAACCCATGAGGGTGCATTAGATAAACTAACTACAATTGCTACAATGTTAAGTGAGCAAGTTGATAGATCTCTAAAAGTTGTAGAGTCTTCAGCTACCACTGGCTTAACAATGACAGAGTTAGTTGCTAACAAAGCTCTCGTAGTTAACTCAGCTGGAACAGGCGTTGAAATGGGGCCAACAACGACTGAAATAAGTGCCGCAGCAACAGCAGCTAGTAATGCAGCTGCAAGTGAAAGTGCTGCTGCAGCATCAGCGACATCTGCCGCGACAAGTGCCTCTACTGCACAAACAGCACAACAAGCGATTAATCTTCCTACGCTTAGTAGTACTTATGTGGGGTATTATATACGTGTTAATTCAGGTGCAACGGGCTATGAGTTTATATCCCCGCCACAAGATAATGCGACATTTTATGGTTTCAAATTTAACGGAAGCACGTTACAATACGACAAGAGCGTAATCGGACAAAGTGGTTCATACACGTTAAGCGACTATAGAGACTATGATTTCGGCGCAGCTGGATTATCATTCTCTATTAACGCTTCGGGACACTTAGTGGCGACGTTCCCATAGGAAAGGTAAAGTAATATGGCGACTTTAGACATAGGAAAAATAAAGTTTACGTGGAAAGGTACTTTTGCAACCGGTACAACCTACGAAGCTGATGACGTTGTTTATTACAATGGTGATTCATGGGTTTACGTAAACGCTACATCAAAAACCGGTACTGCTGCCGGTGCTCCAGCGAGTACTAACACTACTCATTGGAACTTAATGGCTCAGGGTACAAGTAATACTCTGACTACAGCAGGTGATTTATTAACGCATGACGGTAGTACGGTTGCAAGATTAGCTATCGGTAATGCAGGTCAAGTACTTAAAGCAACTAGCTCAACGGCTGTTGGTTGGGGTACAGCAGACGGTTGGCAAAGTATGGATATATGTGATTCCAACGTGCCACTTTATGCTAATACAACAAACTCTACAATACCAGGAACAGATGGTAAACGACCTTGGCTAGCACAATATGCTGGTAAGTCTGGTGCAAGTGCAGACTGGATTCCAATAGATCCATTTTTTAATCCTGAGTGTGGACCAGTTAAACGTGACCGTGAACGTATGCACAATAGCTATAGTAAAATGGTCTGGTTAAATAGCAGCCACGAGTTAATGACTAAAGGTTATTCTCACTATGGTATAGGTTCTATAAACTCAGGCTCTTACAATGAATCAGTAGAACATTGTATGCCGATCAGTACAGAGTTTGGTGGTCTAAAAGATGGTGAGTATTTTGTAAGACATTATTATAATACGCATAGTATGGTCGTGCTCACAAACAAGGGTAATGTGTTTGTGCAAGGTGAAAACGGTTCTGGCCAGCTAGGACTAGGTGATACGGTTGACAGGTACCAGCTTGTTAAAAACCCTTATCTAGGACCTGATGCAACTAACAATAGTATTACTTGTGAGGTTGCTGCAGTTGCTACAAACGACGCGGGTGGTTATCAAGGTATGGGTAACACTCACTACTTCTTTATAACACACGACGGACGAGTGTTTGTTTGCGGTTGGGGTGGTAGTGGTTCTCATGGACTAGGTAATACGACTAATACTAACATACCAACAAGAATCACTGGTTTATCAAATATTGTTTCAATCTCAGCTGGTTATAGTGATACATATTTCTTAGACTCTTCTGGTAATGCTTATCACACAGGGTCTAATACAAATAGTATCTCGTCTCTTGGTTCTTCTAGAACATCTCCTGCTCAAATGACTGCAGTTAGTAATGCCGCACAGATTATGTGTTGTAATACATATTACTATAACGGCGGTGTATCTGCATGTGGTTATTATATTAATACATCAGGTGATCTATACGCGATTGGTAACAACGGCGCAGGTCAATGTGCTACTGGTAATACCACAACACAAACCGCTTGGGTACAGGTTGGCGGTTCAGAAAACTTTGCAGCTGTACACTCTGCAGGTAATGCTTCAACATTAAGTTTATGTGCTTTCTTAGGTAATCCATCAGGACAAGATGGACCAGGTGATGCATACACTTATACGATTGCAGCAAACACTGGACTTCAAATAGCTATCTGGGGTTACAATGGTCAAGGCCAACATTTAGTTGGTAATACTACTGCTAACCAAAGTGTGAGAGATCCACAGACAACTACATTTGGTACTAACTATCTTAAAAATATTGCATCATCTGCTGACGGTTCTATTAATACAACTAATATAACTTTCCCTAAGAATAATATTAAAGCGATATTCCCAGTACGAACCAGTGGTTATAACGCGCCTGGCTGGATATTCTTAGACACGCAGTATAGAACTTGGCATGGTGGTTATTTTAACAATGCTTATTACTATCAAGCTAATACAAGTAGTTATAACTTCACCAATGCTTTTCTATATCCTGCTCCTTGGAATCATTCACTGGCTAGTGGTTTTCATTACGCAGGAACAACAGATATTTATGTTAAAGAGATCATGTCTGTTGGTCACTACTATAGTGGTTACTGGACTTGGTATGCTAGAATGTCTGATAATAGCATCTGGTATCTTGGTAACAACTATTACTACCAGCATGGTACTAATAATAATGCTCACTTCAGACACTGGCATAAAATGCACCCATAAGGAGGAACAATGGCATATATTGACGACATAAAATTGTACAAGACTGACTTAGAACTAAGTGAAGTTGTACACCCTGCTCAGCTGCCGTCACAAGGAGCTGATGGGGAAAACACAGAGGGTAGACCTCCAGTAGTATGGCATCCATTAGATGATGGCTTGTTTGTTACTTTCTGGAAAGACTACGCTGACACATACAATGCAGTGAACGAGAATAAGTTTACAGCAGCTACATCAACTGGCGCTAAAAAAGTTGAAGCAGCCTGGAAACCTATACTTGATCAAAACATTTCACGTGATGTTACTGCTAACTATACGCAAGCAGATCTTGCAGCACCGGACGATGCGACTAAGACAGCTATAGCTAAAATAAAAACAGATGAAACAGCTAAGCTATCTTGGATGTGGAAAGTGTAGGGTTATGGTCTTGGACCCAATGATCATTTGGACAGCAGTATTAACCTTGGTTATTGGACCCCTTGCCTGGGCATTTAAGTACTTGGTGACTGAAGTAAAAAACCTACAGCTACTTCTTAGAGAAACTAGGGAGACGTATGTTAGCAAGACAGACTTGCAAAATGACTTAACTCAATTAGATCGAAAGATAGATCGAATCGAAGACCTCCTAATAAAGGTCGTCGGTAACCTTAAAATAGAATGATGAATGTTAGCAGAAATCGCAGCAGCAAATGCGGCGTTTGCCGTGATAAAAAAAGCAGTGGAGAATGGTCGTGAACTTGTCACTTGTGGAAAAGCAATTGGTCAATTCGTTACTGCTCAAGACGATCTGCGCAAACTCAAAGACGCGAAAAAGAATAGTATCTGGTCTGCTTTCAGTGGTAAGGAAGAGCATGACCTTGAAGAATTTATGGCTCTGGAGGAGTTAAAACAAAAGGAAGAAGAATTAAAACAAATGATGATCTACCTAGGCAGACCAGGATTACATAGTGATTATGTTAAGTTTTGTGTTGAGGCTAGGAAGAGAAGAGCTGAGGAAGCAGCAGCTAGACAGAAAGCAAGAGATAATTTTATAGAGACTTGTCAACAAGTTATACTTTGGTTTTTAATTATCTCAGCAATAACAGGAGCATTTGTATTATTTATATTGTATGCTCAGAAGAAAGGATGGTTGTGAAAATAGATTTAAAAGTTATATTAGGGTTTATAGCAACCTCGTTGTTTGGAATATTAACCTGGGCTCTTATAACTTTAGTCGACATCAAAGCAACTCTGGCCGGTGCCGAAGCAGAGTTGTTTCATATTAACAAACAGATAGGAAGGATCTACGGAACCTTTCAACAAAAATAGGAGGTGCTATGTTAACAGCATTAATCGGTCCAGTAACAAGTTTGCTCGATAAGTTTATCGAGGATAAAGATCAGAAAGCAAAGCTAGCACATGAGCTAAGTACTATGGCTGAGAAGCACGCTCAAGAACTAGCTAAAGGACAATTAGAAATAAACAAAGCAGAGGCAGGACATAAGTCTATCTTTGTTGCAGGTTGGCGACCATTTATAGGTTGGACTTGTGGTGTAGCATTAGCTTGGCACTTTGTTATAGCACCATTCATAATGTTCTTTTCTGCTTACTTTGGTCTAGACATGCCAGCACTACCTCACTTTGATATGGGTAGTTTACTAACGGTTCTGATGGGTATGTTAGGTCTAGGTGGTTTACGTACATTCGAGAAATATAAAGGGATAACTAAATAATGTTTAAACTAAGCTCGACGTCATCAGCAAGACTAATAGGTGTAAATAAAGAATTAGTTGGCGTGGTAGAAAAAGCTATCAAGATAACTAATATAGATTTTGGTGTGACTTGTGGTATGAGAACACGTGAAGAACAACAAGCACTAGTAGATAGTGGTGCATCTCAGACCATGAACAGCAAGCATCTTGAAGGTAATGCTGTTGACGTAGTAGCTTACGTAGGATCTAGAATAACCTGGGAACTAAATGTGTATGATGATATAGCAGATGCTTTTAAGTCTGCTGCACAAGACCTAGGTGTTGGTATACGTTGGGGAGCTGCTTGGCAGATACCTGACATACGTGACTGGGATCAATCAATGGAAGCAGCAATGAATGCTTATGTTGATCTAAGACGAGGACAAGGTAAGAGACCATTTATCGATGCACCTCACTTTGAACTAGCTTAACCAAGCACGCCAGTCATCACCCATAATTTGTTGAGCAATATTCTTCTTAGACTTTAATGCTTTAATAATCTTCTCGTCAACCGTACCCTTACATCTTAAATCAACATATAATACGTTTTTATCTTGACCTATTCTGTGTGCTCTATCTTCTGACTGGAGTCTATGTTCTAAGTTATAACTATTAGAATAGTACACCACTGCACTAGCAGCAGTAAGTGTGATACCCATAGAACCCGTCTGAGGATTTCCAACGAAGAATCTGGTATCAGAATCTTTTTGAAATCTTTCAATAGCTTCATTACGTTCATCTACACTAACAGCACCATAGTATTGCACAATACTTTCATCGCCATACTCCTTTCGTATTGCTTTGGTTATGGCCATTATATCTTGAATATATGTAGCCCAAATAATTACTTTGTCTGGACCTTCTTCTAATACCTGTAATAACTCTGCTATTCTATTATTAGGTACTTCTACTATTTCATCGTCGTCTGATGTATAATGACCACAAGTAACTTGATGCAGCCTTAACAATGCTGTCAAAGCGTTATCAACACTAAGTACCTTACCATCTAAGAAAGCAATAGCATTATCTGAAATAGACTTATACACTTTCTTTTGCTCTGGTGTAAGCTCTATATCTCTGTATACATAGGTCTTAGGTGGTAGATCTAAACAATCTTCTTTCTTAATCCTATAACAGAATGATTTAATTTGATTGGCTAACTCATCTAGTCTCTGGAACCCCACAACTTTCTTAAATGTACGAGTACCAGCTTTCATATCAATCATAATGCTATACCTGTTTCTAAAACTATAGTAGCTGCTAAAACCTAGACAGACAGGATTTAAGAATTGAAACTGAGTATATAAGTCTAGTGGACTACGAGTCACTGGCTCGCCAGTAAGTATACGTCTATACTTTGCTTGTATACCTATACGTATAATACTTTTAGTCCTGCTAGCTTTAGGTGATTTAATAGTAGTGGATTCATCTACAATCATCATACACTTACCAGCACATCTCATAAATGATTCAGCAAACTTTACTCCCTTACTAGTACTGAATGCTTCAACATTCATTACAAAGATACGTAAGTCGTGTGTTGGTGTTAAAATGTTTTTTATAGCTTTCTCTTGATCTTTCTTAGGTGATGAATACCAAGCAGCTTGTTGTGTTACTATGTGGTCTGGCAAGTGTGTTGGTATCTCGTTTCTAATCCAATTCTGATAAACACCTTTAGGTGCTACTATCAGAGCAGAATCAATCCGCCCTTTGTCGTATAACCAGGCAATGGTGTCTATTATTACCTTAGACTTACCAGTACCCATGTCCATAAACAGAGCAAATTCGTCCTTTTCGCGTGAAAGCTCCCAGGCCTTCCTCTGATGAGCGTAGGGACGGGTCTTAAATGGGTATATGTTACTATGGGTCATATTTTTCTCCGCAATCTCTGGCCATCCTAGGAGCTTAAATTTCATAAAATAAGCGGGAGTTAGGCGAAATGATATGAATTGACTCTTTTGCGCGCGTCAGAGCCACATAGAACACTCGATGCTCGTCATCAGGAAACATCTCCATATATCTATGTGATCTTGCTGCCATGTCAGTCATAATAGCTACATGATCTGCTTCACCACCTTTTACTCCGTGGATAGTGTTGATTAATATTCTAGGTTTATTTAATGTTTCACCTTGTCTACGAGCAGCTAAGAAGTATTCTCTTAACTTAGGATCGATACGAGTAAAGGCGTCGTACCATTCATCATAAGACACTGGTAGATCTGCTAGTGTATATACTCGCTCGTCATCTATCTTCATTTTAAAACCATGGAATCTACGTATAGTTTTTAAACGCTTACCCACTATGGTTTCACCCTTACCTAACTTAGTCCAGTCTTTTATAGCTCTAAGTGTAGCTGACTGCAAGGGTTTACGACTAGGTGATTCGTAAGGAAAACCATTTACCTCACAAATCCTCTCATACTCTTTTAATAGATAAGCGTTACGTCCTAAACATAGCCATGTACCTTTACTCATGTCTATGTCTTCAGCACCATAGTAATAGCTGCACGAACCTTTGTTCCCATTGTGTGCAAACTTCTTTGGTTGTCGCTTACCTATGTTCTTTAGTAAGTCAGTAGCCATGGTATGTACTACTTCAGGTATACGATATGATTTAGATAATACTTGTTTATCACCAGGTAAATTTATAAACTCATCTACTGCTGCACCAGCCCATCGATATATAGCTTGATCATCGTCGCCTGCTGCATATTTAAGTGGTACGTGCTCACCTATCTTTTGTACTACTTCCCATTGTAGTTTAGATAAGTCTTGTGCTTCATCTACAAACAGAGAGTTTAATCTAGGTACACTACCCTTGACTAACCATTCATCAAGCAAGTCAGTAAAGTCTTTGAGCTTGTGTTTCTTTTTATAATCACGTAATGTTTTAGATGCTATAACAAGCTGATCATAGTTTAAGTCATCATCAACCGTATTGTTATAAACATCTTTTAGAGTGGTCCTAGTAATGCGGGATAAATTATCTAAGAAGAATAACCTATCACCTATAGGCATAGATAAGTTATATGCCTCTTCATTCATGAGACCCATACCTGTAACCTCTACCCCTAGTAGTTTACCTAACTCTACGAAGTGTGGCTTTTGCATAATGCCTGATGGGTTCATACCTAGCTGCATAAAGCATAGACTATGTATGGTTCTAAAATATAATAGATCCTCATCTGTTAAGTTAAATTTTTCTTGTGCACGTTCCTTAGCTTCATTAGCTGCTTTTCTAGTAAATGCTATATAACCTATTGTACTAGGATCAATGCCTTTCTCTAATTGATCTTCGATAAACTTCATACCAAAGGTAGTCTTACCTGTACCAGGTGGACCAAACACTATATTCCAATTAGAAGAGCTCATTGTCTTCTCCTACATCTGGTGTGTCAAAATCACCTTGTGCTTTTTGGAATAGTGGTACTGACCAGCAGTTAACGCCTTTACCTTTACAATTAAAGAAGTGATGCTCAGCTTCATTTTGTTTTAATATAGAAGTAACTTGGTGTACCTTATAATCTCTGAAGTGCATACGATCTAGATAAGCCATGAAGTCTGATATTCTAAAGTAGTGCTTAGACTCATCTGTAAATGGCTTACCAAGTAGTAATTCATCACGATTCTTGGCCTGTACTCTGCCTGTGACAAAACGTTCCAGGTGCTCGAACAGCTGCCCTATTGGACTTGCATCTGCGGGTGCCTCAACAATGGTTAAATTTTCTAATAAATGGTTTATAAGTTTAGTCCATGCTTGGTCACTCATTTTGTTCGGCATGGTATTTAATTTCTCCATACACTTACGTTGGAACCTGCGTTGATTCTGAAGGTCGTCCGTTTCTAATTCTAATCTACCTCCTCCGTCAATGTCTAGAAACCATATAGGTGGGTTAGTATTAAACTTTGTAAGAGAGTGAATAGCAGGTAAATCATTACTCCCATCAATACCGAACTTGCGCAACTTACAAACAGCAGCA